GGATTGCCGGCGATGTCGGTATTAGCCACTCCGGCCGGCAAGGTGATGAGCCCGTCGACATACGTGTCGATGGCCGCATATTTGACCAGCTTCGGCCCCTTCACCCGAACCTGAATACTGGGAATGGCGTTCGATTGGGCGAGCTCGGTGTGAACTACAACTTCGATTGCCGCCATCCCGCCGCCGTAGGGATCGCCCAGGGAGTCGAAGCCGGCGTCGGCCGTTGCCAGCCCATTGCGCCCGCCGGTATGCGTTGATGCCAGCGCACTTCCGTCCAGAAAGTTCCAGCGTTCCAGCGGATCCGTCTGACTGGAGTTCGCCGGCACGATGACGCCATTCACTACCACCAGGTCAATGCCGTCGGTGCCGATGTCGCCCAGGCAGACGACTACCTCGAACCTGGTGGAATTGCCGTCTCCGCGGATCTGCGTGATGATCGGGTTCTTCACCCACTGCATGCCATCGACCAGAGGAAACGATCGCTGGTAGATGGATTCATTACGGGAATTGAACGCGGTGATATTCTTGCCCTGCGTGTAGGACTTAAATTGGCCCTCGGGGGCGCCGGCGCCGGCCTGGATGCCGCTGAACCTTCCGGTGAAGCGGTTGGCCGAATCCTTGGAATACATCCCCCGCGCCACACAGTCGGACTTCGTGTAATTGCAGGTGATGTAGATGCCGGCGGCATCAGAAATGATGTTGCCCTGTGCGTCCGTGGCATTGGCGGTGGTCGTGTTTCCCCGCCGGCAGTCGCCGCCAATTTCGGGATCCGTGCCGGCCTGATCCGGGTTGTAGCCGCATCCCCACTGCCAGGAGGACATGTCGGTCGCACCGGCCAACCTCAACGCCGCCGCTTGCGCTGTCTTTGCCGCCACCGTTGGAGCGGAATCAGTTGGGAGGATGGTTACTGCAGGGAAAAGCTGCAGGCTGCCGCATCGCTGTTGTACTTTGGCGACGGGAATGTCGACCAGCGCCAGATTGTGGGAGGTGGTGGCGCGGATCGACAGGAACTGGCCGCCGGCTGGCGCCTTCCCCGGAGCATCGCAAATCCCCGTGAATTTGAATGGCGCCGGCGAATCATCGCTGAAGACGTAATCGCCGGTTGCCGGATCGATGTCTCGCAGCACCAGGGCGAGCTGCAAGATGGCACCCTTGAAGCCCTTGCCGTCCGCCAGTTCGTAATTGAGCAAGAGGAACTGGTCGGCATTGTAGAGGTTCAGCGTGACGTCGCTGATCCGGTCGATGCCCTGCTCGCTGCGCGCCTGGACCTGTTGGATATCCTGCGCATCGATGCGCGCCAGGTAGTCATCGCCGGCGTAGGAGTTGCCTCCTTCCCCGGCATTCAGCGGATGCGTGCTCGCGCGCAAGTAGGAGCCGTCGGCGAACTGGAAGGTCGCCAGCAGCATCGGCGCATAATTGCCCTCTTTGTTGGCGATGAGGGATCCCGGGAGCGCCATTATGCCGGGGCCTCCGCCGAACGTGCAGCCTGTGGTAAATCAGCCACGGTTCCCCTCAATTGGTCTCCATGATGCGCAGCGTGAAGCTGTTCTGATTCGGCCCGTTATTAACGATTTCGAGGGCGTCATTGTCGTAGCGGCACTTGGGATAGACCACATGGACTGGCGCGCCCGCCGCGTGCGCCGCGGCCGTCGTGCTCATCGCTCCGCGGCTCGCAGTCAGCGGGCTGCTGCCGGCGGCCGTCACGGTGAGCCATTCCGCATCGATCTGCATCAGGAACGGAGTCGCTGGAAGGTCGAGCACGGTAGAAACGGGGATCGAGGTAGCACCGGAGGAAATGCCGGCGGTCAGGGCCGCCGAGGCGTCCGGATCGACAAAGGTCCAGGATCCCCACCTTCCCCAGTTGTCGCGAAAATGGCCTTCTCTGGTGGCCAGGTCGGCATCCGACACGACCGGATATTGCAGCTCCCACCCGCGTAGCGATCGGGCGGGGTAGCCGGACAGGCCCGCCGCGAGCCACGTATAGGCGTACCGCATGCCGGTCGGATTGTCGTTCAGTAGCACCGCGAAACGGCGCATCTGCGTATACGGAAGCTGCGCGATCGCGCCGCTCGCCAGGGCCGGAAACGCCGCGCCTGGGGCGCCGGCGGTCTGCCCGGCGTTCTTGGTCTGCCGGGCGCGTAGCGTGAAGGCATAGAGCGTCGGCGTGGCGGCGTCTTCGCGGGCGGTGAAGGTGTCGTCTTCGAAGGTCAAGCCGGTGAAGGTGGTAGTTCCCAGGGTGAAGGACCAGGTGCTGTCGAAGGTGCCCTTCTGGGATTCGAAGAACGCCTTGAACGCCGCTGTCTCGACGGCGCTGATCCGCGAATACGGCAAGATGAACCTGGCGAGCGGAGGCCTGCCCTTGGATCGCTGCTCGGTGAAATTGTTCGCGATCGCGACGTCCGTCAGGAATTCGACGCGCCGCGTTACCGGGCATAACGCCTGCATGCCGCCGCGGACTGTGGGTAGAGTTCCTGCCATATCTCAGGCTTCTCGGATGATTCGGCGAAGTCCCGGAACTGTCCCCTCATCAAGCGCCTGGGCTATCGCTTCGGCGATTTCATTCCGGTGCGCCATGAAGGATTTGGCGTCCCACGCGTCCACGTGGATATGAATCACCGGCGGAGGCGCGTACCAATGTTGAACTTGGACAAGCTTCGGCTCTTCGGGCTTCGGCTCCGGCTGCTTCGAGCTCGCCACGGCCGCGCCACTCATGAGCGCGCCAATCGTCTGAAAGAATCCCCGTCTATGTGTCATAAATGCCTCAAAGTCTCCTGCAGCCCTGTCCCCCGCCCCGTCTGAATTGCATGCTGCACCGCGTCCGCCACTAGGTGGGAATTCTCGTTGAAGGATCGTGAGTCAAGCGTTTGCACGCTTACAGTGATCGGAGTCCCGCCAGGTCCGCCAAATGCGCTGTCGGTCCGGCCGGGGACGGTGATGTTGTGCCGGTAGTCGAAGAATCCCTGCTCGACAGTCGGGAATGGCGAAAGATTGGAGCCCCGCGGCGCGCCGAAGCGGTCGAAGTCGGCGTACGTGCCGCCGGTGGTCATGCTGGCGCTGATCGCCACCGGCGCCATGTACTGGTTGTACTTCAGCTCTTTCTGGATCTCGTTTTCCCGCCGTTGTTTGGGATCCCCGAGAATTGAAGAGATGAGAGTAGTGGCCATAGCGGCCGCCATGATGAAGGGCTGCTGCGGGCCTGGGATCAGTGACGCGGCGCCGAGGATCGAGCCCGTGCCCTGCAGCGCGCCTTGCGCGCCGCCGGCCTTGAAGCCTTCGTAGGCGCCATATGCAGCTCCGGCTGCCGCCACGCCGTACCCGATGCCCTTGCCGACGGTCATCGGCCCTTTGGCGGGCGAAGCGCTGTAGCCGCCCTGCGTCGAGAACCCGCCGCCAGCGTCGGGACCGGTCTCCCCGAACGCCTGATTCAGTTCGGCCGGGGTGAACTCATCAGGCCCACTTCCGTCGTCAACGCCGCCACCTGCACCGGCGCCGGTCGACATGCCGGAAACCCTGGATGCTGCTCCGGACCAGCCGCCGGCGCTCCCGCCGCCTCCGGACGGCGAGGTGGCGGCCGCTCGCAGGTCCGCCGCGGCCTGAATCAGATCGGCGCCGGCCTGCGTGAGCGTCATGCCCGCCGTCTTCAACGGATCGGGTCCGAACGGAGTCCCCTGGAGGAGCTTGCCCATGGTGGTGCCGGCCTGAGTGTGCATGCCGCCCATCGCCTTTTGGATAGTGGGCCATACCAGCCCCGCGGCGTTGCCGACGATTGTGTCTTCGATCTTATTGACCTGGCCGATCAGGAATTTCTGGATGCCGGCGCCGCCTCCGGAACGGGCCGCGTCGAGGAAGCCGACGGCGAGAGATTGGAACTGCTCTTTCTGTTTGAGCGCCATCTCCAGGATGGCCTGCTCGCGCCCCAGTTGCGCGTCGAAGATCTTTTCGTTGAGTTGATCGAGAGCGTCTGCTCTGGCCCGCTCCTTTTCGCCGTCGTCTTTCTTCTGTTCGGCGAGGCGGAGCTGGGCTGCGTATTCATCGCGGGCGTACCCGATCCTGGCGGCATACTCGGCTTTGACGATGTCGCCTTCCGACGCTCCCTCGAGACCAGCCCTCACGCCGATGAGCGCCATACCGCGGCGCTCGCGATCGCGCGCGTCTTTCAGTTGCTGCGCCGGCGACGTGTAGCCGGGCGGAGGCGCGATGGGGCTGTTGTCGAGAACCGTGCCAAGTCCCAGATTGCGCCGTCCCTCGACTTGGGCCTTGAACAGCGCATCCATGTTCTTGGTGAGATCGTCGACCAGGCGGGCGGCGGGGTTCTCGGTATCGAATTTAAGGTTACTGGCCGCCTGTTCGCGCCGGAAGTCCAAGAGCGCGGCCTCATCCCGCACCATACCTGCCGACTGGATGCGGCTGCGTAGAGATGCTGGCGACTTGCGGATCTGATCCGCCGTTTCGGTGGCGTTTACGGCGATGGCGGCCAGGAATTTGCCCATCGGCGTGTCATTCGATTCGAGGGCCTGTGCTTTTTCGTAGGCCTCGGTGGCGCGTTTCTGTGTTTCTGTCAGCCGCTCGGTCGCGGTCACTAGATCTTTCGAAGCCTTAATGCGGGCTTCGATGGCGGCTACTTCTTCCTTGGCGGCCTGGACGGCCGCCACTTTATCGGAAATGTCGCCAGTGGGACTGGCGGTCTTGAGCTTCTCCTGGGCTTCCGCCAATTTTGCCTTAGCTTCTCCGAGACCTTGATCCCCTTCCTTCGATTTCAGCGCTCGTTCGATCGCCGATTGGTTGGCGGTGATGCGATCGCGCATGACGTCCTCGGGATTGCGGTACGTCGTGCCTCCGCCGATATTGAAAGGGCCAGTGATAGGGCCGAACGAGCTGCCGTACCGCTGAACGGCATCCTGGATATTTGGCTCTATTCCGCGAGCGGGCCTCCGCGTTTTTCGGCTATAAGCTGCGCCCGGGCTTGTGGCCCATTGCATCTGTTCGAGATCGTCAGGTCCGCCGGAGAAGCCCTCGCGCAACACCTGGATGACGCCGATGGCGCTCATCCCCATTGTGTGGGTCAGTGCTTCCCACGTCTGCGCAAGCAACGCCATCTCTTCCCGGTATGCCCGAGCCTTATCGATGCCCTTCGAGTCCATTACGTCTCCGGTAGCAGAGACGCGTTCCTCCAACTCCTTAAATCTGGCGAAAAGCGGTTCTAATTCCAACCCGCTCCGGCCAAAGAGAGTAATCGTCATGCGATCGCGCTCCATGACGTTGCCTACTTCTGAGAGCTTCTGGAAGATTTCTGGGAGCAATTCGCCCATCGGCTTAAGCGCCGATTCGGCACCCATTCCGAGATCGCGAAGAACCTGTTTTTGCTTCTTCCCTTCGTCGGAATTTTCACTCATGCCGCGGGACAGGGTCCGCATGGCAGTGGTGAGTGTGCCGGCATTTACGCCTGCCACCTCCGCGGCGTGAGTAAACAGTTGCGTCTCAGCCGTTGTTAAACCAGTGCGTTGCGCGAGGTTGTACGTCTCCTGGGCATATTTCCCGGTCTCGTTTGCGAGATTTACGAGGTACCCTCCGGCGACGGCGGCTGCGGTTCCGACTCCGACAAGCGCCAGCCCGACCTTGCCATAGTTGAGAGCAAATTTCTCGGCCGCATCTCCGGCCGCGCCGAGGTGATTGGTGATGAAATTCTTGACGGATGCGCCGAGTTCGGCGTTTGCTTTTTGCTGAGCTTCGGCAGCCTTAACCAAAGCGTCCGCAGCCTTCTTGCGTGCCTTTTCTTCCTCTTCGGCTGCCCTAACGACTGCCTGAACGCGCCTCTGTTCCTCTTTCGCTGCTGCATCCTGAGCGGCGGCGATCTTGCGGAGTTGGGCGGTCTGCTGGTCGTAATACTTTTCTTTTAATGCCGCGATCGCCGCGACCCTGCCGGCTTCTGTCTCTTGGGCCTTGATGTATTTGTCGTGCGTCGCTAAATAGGCTTTCAGCCCGTCGTCGAGCGATTTCGTCCGTGCGGCCTGCCTATCGGTTGCAGCCGTGAGCGCATCTACCTGCTGCTGCCCGCTGACGGCGGCGTCGATCCGCATCTCGTAAGCCATTACTGGTTCGCCTCCTCCATGGCCACTTCACACGCTTGGCTTTCGCTCTGGACGACGCGGATTGCATCCAGAAGATGGCCCGGCATCTCGCCGGCCGGCAGCGCCGCCCCCGTCGATTTATTTGCGCTCTGCAGCATGTTCACGATTTGCACCAGGTCGAACGACTTCTGAGTGATTGCCGATACCGGACACTCACTTTCCGAAACCTCCAGCACGGACCAGGAGAACGCCTCTTTCCCCGTGCGGCGGCCCTCCGCGTACGTCCACCGCATCGACTGATACACCGGCCTCCACCACTTCCGCCGGCGCGGATCCACTGCACGCGGAAAATACTTGAAACAATTCCGCCCCGGGTTTACGTGCCAGCCGCCTGCAGGGCCGCGGCACTTTCCGCAGTTGTACTCTGGCTTTGTCCATCCGCCCGTTCTCCAGAAGTGGTAGGCGGTGGCGAGTTTTTTGATTCGCCATCCTTCAACTTGCCGTCGCCCGTCAGCGCCTCGTAAATCTCGATGGCCAGGGCCGGCGGCCCGTGGTCGAGCAGCTCGTCGGCCGTCATGCCGTCCAGTTCGCCCTTGTCGTCTGCGACCCGATGCTCGATCGACACCAAACCCCGGCGAATCCACACCGCCTGAATCTGGTTTTCGACCATCATGTACTCTTCGTTGAGCACGGCGCGCCGCTTTTTGGTCTCCGCCGGCACGGCCTCCGCCAGTTCTTTGGCCAAGGGGTCCACGTCGGCCGCCATGACCGCTGCGTACTCCTCCGCCGGCACGGCGAGCGCTTTCTTTTGGGCAATGGCAAGCTGCTCCGCCAGCTCCTTCTCCCGATCGCTGCGGGGCGGATGATCGGCTTCGAGTTCGCGCAGTCTTTGCCGCAGCTTCAGCGTCTCCAAGTCGAGATCCGTCCTTCGGCCGAAGCCGATGCGGTGGACGGTGAATGTGACGCCTGGGACGGCGCTGGAAGGATGGGTGACGGTGGGTGAGAAGGACATGACCGTTATCTCCGCCGTGGCTTCCTCAGTACTTTCCGCCATGCGTAATCGCCGAGTTGCAATCCATCCGCGCGTCGCGCAGCTTGCGGATCGCGACGCTGCGGTCCGGCGACGGAGGCACGTCGGCAATGATGACCTTCACCGCTTGGGACAGGGCATCGCGAACGCGCTTCCCGGCGGCGACCTGTTCGTCGGTCCACTTGTGGTACTCGAACATGTCATCCACAGTGGCTTCCACTTCCGGCGTGAGGGCGTTAGCCCGATTGACGTCTGGCATTATTTCTCCTAGCTGAACGTGAGTCCAATTTCGTCGACTGCCGAAATCGTCGATGCGCTGGCCTGCGAATCACTGAACGCTGTCACGACGCGCGCGGCCTCGTCGCTGTATTCCGGTACCGCCAGTTGCACTCCCTTGAGCGGGATGGTCGTGGTGTTGCCGGTAGTGGTTCCGACCACATACGTGACGTTGAGCGGGGTTTTCGCCTTGGCTTTCACCTTCAGGTTGTTCAAGAATGCGGAGTCGCAATCCTGGAAGGTGAAGGCCGTCGAGATCTCGCGCCGGCCGCCGGACGGAAGGGCCGAATAGCTGGAGCCGAAGACGTCCTTGCTGTAGGCGTTCCCCGTCTTCCCCTTGATGGTGGCAGAGAGCAGCGGGAAGCTGGTCGTGTCGACGCCATTGCCATCGAACGTCGCTGTGCCCAGGAAGCCCTGCTGCAGCGTGCCGACGACTGTCGGGCTGACCAGCTCTAGCGGAAACGCCGTGAGCCCGCCTTTCGCGGCCGCGTCCTCGTTGGCGAAGTTCTCGCTGTCGAGCACCCAGTAGCACTCGCCATTGGCGGAAATCGCGAAAATATCGCCGTTGATGGTGATGGTCCAGTCCGTCACCAGACAGCCGATCGCGAACTGCTGCGAAAGCGTCGTCTGCAGATGCTGGAAGCGCGCCAGGATGAACGTGACGATGGCCGTATCGAGCATCGTGTAGGCGGATCCGGTCGGCGCCTGGCCGAAGATCGACTGGAACAGCAGATCCATGTCGGGAGGCGTGCCGCCGGTGCCCGACGGAATGATGGGGATATTCGGCAGCTGCCAGGTGTTATTACTTTTCCGGCCAGAAATGCCCGGCTGCATGCTCCTCGTCCCGGTTTTCACCGGGTTCGGAATGAGCGTCGGATCCGCCTTGATCTTGCAGCCGCCCGGGGCGCGCAGCAGCTTGGCTCCCGTGTTGGTCCAGACGCCGGCAGTGTTCGGCACTAGGTTGAAGGCGCCGGCGGCCTGTGGGCCGAGAACCAATCGTTCGACGAAGGGGCTGGTGAATTGGGGCATTAGGCTTTCACCTCACTTTTCCCGGCCTTACCGGGAACGGGAATGGGTTCCGCCGCCGGCGGCGCGGCGAGTTTCGCTCGGTAGTCGGCCACGGCTTTTACCGCGCCCTCGAACTTGCGTTTGAACGTGTCCGGCGCCGCCGCCTGCAGGCGAGCATTCGGATAGCTGGCCAGCTCGTTCGAATTGAAGCCCTGCGCGTCGAACATGTCTTTCGGCAGCAGCGATGCGCCGGACAGGATCGCCGACTTGGCCAGTTCATCGGTCATTTCGAATTCCTGGCCGAGCACTTCTCCCTGATGGGGCGTGTCGACCACATGAAAACTGCCGCTCACTAAGACGTACTTCATAAGGCTCCTTTTCAAACCGCCAACTCAAACGGGCACAAAAACTGCGTCGTCCGCAGCCAACCTTGGCCGCCCATCTTCAGCGGACCGGGTACCATCCGGGCGCGGCCATTCCACAGCAGATTGCCGGGCCATTGCTGAACCTCGTGATCGTTCAGGCAATTCAGAATTGCATCGCCGGTGGCATTCACGAGCGCGCCGAAATCCGCCAGCACGCCTTCGGATTCCCAGGTGTGGTGCACCTCGACCAGGCCGATCACGAGTCCAGAAAATGTCGCCGTCTTGATGCGCCGCGGGTCGGTGCCGCGGTCGGCGAGTTCGCCGATGTCGATCGTGACCATGGGGAAGGTGAAGACGCTCGATTCCTGCAGCAATCCCGGGTCGATGCGGCCGAAGATGAAATTCGTGCTGGTGTCCGACCAGTCGATTTCGAAGGCATCGAACTTGTAGGCCTGCGAATCGGCGAGCGCGACCAGGCGCGGATTGACGCCGCTGGTCTGGTTCGAGAGCTGCGCCCACAACGCGGCCGGCACGACTCCAGAGATCTTGGAAGTATTCATGCCGCGGCCCTTCCTTCGCGGTAGTGCTCGCCCAAAACCGCGCGCATGCGTGCAGCGCCTTCCAGATTGCTGGAGTGGATGTAAACGCCTTCTGGTGGCCAGCTGTTGTTGTCTGCCATCCATTTGGCCACCGCGTATCCAGTGCGAGTGTCCTCCCAGTTTTCATCGGTGGCGCCGATGTCCCACGCGATGTCGTAATCGAGTGAGGCCTGGGCCACTTCGAACATTTCCAAAAGCTGAATCGCCTCGCCTGCGGTCTTGGCCCATGTCCAGTCTCGTTTGAGGCCGAGTTGCTGCGGGTTTCGAACGTCATCGAGCCACAGTCTCATCCGCGTGCCCTCGCGCGAATCTCCATGCGCTCGCCCAGCGACTTCTCGCCCCAGGCAATGTCCGATTGGTTCAGCGCAAAGAACTCGCGCTTCGGAAGATTGCTATTCCCTTCGTTATTTCCGCGGGCCCGGCCTTCCTCGTCGCCATAGAAACCGATGGTCAGGGTCGAGCATGGCGTGTTGCCTTCAAACGCCTCGAATTCGCTGCCGAAGCTGGGAAGCCCCGCGCCGCCGATCTCCGAGCCCCCGGCCTTGACCATCATGGCGTCCAGCATGTGCGGGTGCTGCTCCATGCCGTAGAGCGTTACCCCGTTCACTCCGTGAGCCGCCTGTGCCGCGGCGTAGCTCTCGTATTTGATCCCGGTGGCCGTGCGGATCCCGATCTTCCCGGTTTTCGCATACCGGTTCTTCGAAGCCGTTGCCCGCGCTGCGCGGTCGCCTGTTGCGCCCTTGTTGAGATAGAGGTAGAACGGCCCTCTGGTGGAATACGCTGCGAACGGCGCGCCGTTGACGTCCACGCCGGAGAACGTGCGCTCGCGGATCCGCGAACGGAATCCCTGCCCGACGTAGAGCGCGTCCCCGACGGTTACAGTCGTCAGCGCGGCAATGGTCAGGTGAAGAGCGCTGGCGGCGTCGGCGCCGCTCGTATGCGTGAAGGTGGCCCCGGCGGACATTTAGTAATGTCCTCCCAGCATTCGCGCCCATTGACCGCGTTCGTGGCGCCAGCGCAGATCCTCAGCAAGTTCGTCGGTGATGGGAATGTATGTCCGAGGCAAAACGGGCGGTAGGGTCCGAGTCGACCCATACGCGGCCAGGATTGCGGTCCGCACCTTTCGCTCTGTTTCGTGAGACATTCCGATTCGGATGTCACTCATGGATGCAGTTGGCCGTATCAGATCGGCGAGCCGGTCCAGCCATCTGGAGATCGCAAAACGGATGCTGCCAATGACGCCTGTATCGAAGGCCAGCCCCAATCGATATCCGAGCGGCGAAGGAACGGACCTGTCCGAGTAGGTAATCACGGTTTCCGGACATTCCAGCGACACAAAGTCTTCGCGAAATGGATCGCGCCATACCATCACGCGGCCTCCTGAAGCATCAGCTCGTGAGTGTCGAGGATCCACTGATGCCGGCATTGCCACCCGCCGCGGCTGATAAACACGTTGGGGATCTGGCCGTTATCCATCTGCGCGATCTGTTCGCGCGTGTACGCCTTCCCGGCCTCGGTCAGATGCCGGCAGAACGGCCGCTCCAGCTTGTCCTGCGGCCCGCTGTAGCGATAGCGCAGCGTCTGTTGCGGCAGATCCTTGGCGATGATCTGGAACGCGCGATCGCTGGCAGTGGCGTACCAGACGCTCATCGCGGTATTGCCTACCGACGTCGCCTTGCCGATCGACATCTCAAATCGCGTGGACAGGGTTTCGACAAGCGTGGCGAAGCGCAGGCCGGCCACGCCGAACAGGCCGCGACTGACCGCCGCGCCGGCAGTCGCCTCGATCGCGCCCTCGAGAGCGGCGACGGTATTGGCACCGACTCCGCCCAGCAGCGAGAAATCACGAGGCGTAAAGCCCAGATCGTGCCACTTCTCATCGACCTGGCTGCCGAGCAGCTCCACGGTTTCCTGGAGAAACGGCAGCGTGCCGCGGAATTCGCCGACGAAGGCGTCGACCAGGCGCTGGTACCCGGCCCGGTCCATTTCCTGCATGAACATCTTGCCGGCGTTGCGCAGCAGGCGCATGTTGGCGGCGCTCGAGTCAATGATGCCGTCGGTAATTGAAAGCTGGGCCTGCAGCCGGGCGATCACGCGGCCTTGCGCGCGCATGGTGATCTCGCGCAAGTGGGACTCGTAGGTGTAGACCATGGAGTCCTGGTACTTGTTGTGCCGCGCGATGATGTCCTTCAGGTCCGCCATCTTTGCTATTCGACGAAGTTCTGCTGCGGCTCGATCGTGATCGACAGGTTGTTCGTGACTCCGTCTGGCTGTCCGGTCTTATAGAAGGTGCTCTGGCTGCCATAGGCGCTGACCTTGACGGCCGTAGATGGTGATTGCGCAGCCAGCGCCGCGGCGATCGCAGCGCGCGCGGACTGCCGGATGGATTCTTCCGGCTCCGCGCACTTACTCTGCGCGAATTGCGATTCGATCGCGGCAGCGACCGCGGCCGGTTTTCCGATTGCCGTTACACTCCAAGACATCGATTCATCCTTTCCACTTCGGTCACTGATTCGTTGATCCCGTCCGGTGCGCGGCCCGCTCCGCCGCATCAGCCAAATGCGACTGCTCCGTTTGGACCGCGCCCGAACGATTGCTCTCTGCTACTCTCCGCGCCCTCCTTCCAGTTGCAGGATTTTCCGTCTTCACGGAAGTGTTGCCTCCTCTGCACGATCGATCAGGGAATAACCATCCTCGAACGCCTTCGCAGGCGAATACGACTCGTAGCCGTCTTCGTAGAGAACGTAGTACCCGCCGGGCAATGGCGAGTGTTTCTTGACGTAATCCCCCGCCACGCAGAACCGCGCGTATTGCTCATCGGACGGGACGATCACATATCCAGGAACGGGATTGTCGCGGCGCCATTTGCACCGCGCGCACGTTCCGCATGCCGTACCAAGCGCCAGAGAGCCGCGGCACAGCGCGCCTTCGAAGGCGGGTTCCTCGATGCGTAGGATGCCGGCGATCTTCAGCGCCGCCACTTCCTTGTGGGATCGATAGCGCGGCATGGCGTTCGGGGGAGGCATGCTACTTCTGATTGGTCCCTTCCACTCCGCGCGCGATCCGCGCCTGAGTCCGCCGCTGCAGCAGTACTTCCTGGGTGATGCCGTTGACGCCGAATTCCCGGATCGGGCCTTCCTGGAAATGGATTGTGAGACTCTCGAATGCGGAGAGGGACGTGCTCTTTTCGTTCTTCCACTCGATCCGGTAGGAGTGGCAGGCGCCGCCGTGCGACGGTTCATCCAGGACTGTAATCGACAGTTGAGGGGCGGTG